AAGAGAAGAATACCTTGACAACCATTCCTTATCAGAAATTCAAACTAAATACTTAGAAAAGTGTAAAATGGCAATAGATCCTAAAGCCACATCTGCCAATCCTGCCCAAGTAACCGGCAATGCCGCTGTAACGACACAGACTCCACTTAAAGCAGGAGTGCCGCTAAGGTATCCTATTGGAAGTATAGATGATTATACCGATTTTATGCTTTTTGAAGAATTAGCTTATAAACCTGTTTATGGAGTGGATGGAAAAAACGCAGTTACTGAACTCACTGGAGGTTTTCAAAAACAAATTGAAGATAACTCAAAAGAAGATCAAATCGCGAGAAGGGTAACACTAAGAGTTAAAGAAGCGTCAAGTTCATACGCTAATGGTACTGTTATAAACTCTGTTATTCTCCCGATACCAGGTAACATTTCCGATACTAATGCAGTTACCTATGGAGAAGACAACTTAAACTCACTAGCTGCTATGGCCGTTGGTGCGGTAGCAAGTGGTATTCAACATAAAGAACTCACTGGAGGTATCAGTAATATTCTCAATACCGTTTTAGGTGCGGCAGATACACTCTTTTCAGATAAAGGAAACGCAAGCGCATCAGCACTATTCTTTGGATCTCTAGGAGCGAACGTATTTGGCGCAAATACTTCTTTTGAATCTATACTTTCTAGAGCAACAGGTCAAATTATTAATCCAAACCTAGAACTTCTTTTCACGGGTGTTTCTCTTCGTTCTTTTACATTTGATTTTAACTTTGTTCCTAGATCCAAGGAAGAAGGTGAGAGAGTGAAAGAAATCATTAGAGTATTTAAAATTGGAATGGCACCAAGAAAAACCACAGCTGGAAGTGGATTATTCATTGCTGCACCAAACGTATTCAGACTTACCTATAAAACTGGCAACAAAAATCATCCATTCTTAAACAAATTTAAGATTATGGCTCTTGAAAATATGTCTGTGAATTATACTGCGTCTGGACAATATGCAACATACGACAATGGAACTCCAGTCCATATGCAAATGAGACTTGCATTTAAAGAACTCAATCCAATTTATGCAGAAGATTATAACGATACCAAAGGAGTAGGTTACTGATGGGATTTTATTTTAGAGAGGTTCCTGACCTCAATTACATATCTCCATTAAGAGACAGACCTGACTCCCAGACATACGTTAGGACTAAGAATCTATTTCGTAGAGTAAAAATCAGAGATGACCTGAAAGGAGTCTTTGTAGTCTACAATGAATATGAAATTGAAGGTGATGATAGACCAGATATCGTCGCGCAGAAAGTCTATGGTGACGAAACTCTTGATTGGGTTATTCTTATTACCAATAACATCATCAATATTAGAAATGAATGGCCCTTGTCAGATAGAGATCTGAGAACTTTCTGCACTAGTAAGTATGGAGATCAGATTCTCGATGTTCGTTTCTATGAGACAACGGAGGTCAAAGATTCTAGAGGTAGGATGATTCTTCCTGCTGGAAATGTTGTAGACTCTAATTTCACAATTAAAGATCCAGATGATGCAACAGCGACCTTAAATCCTGTGACTGGTATCACCAATTTAGAATATGAAACTAGAAAAAACGATGACAAGAGAGGAATCTTTATTCTAAGACCAGAGTATCTTGGTCAATTCCGAGAAGACACTAGACAGAGTATGTTCTACACCAAATCTAGTCAGTACGTTAATAATGGTCTGAAGAGAGGAGATAACCTCCGCACATCTGCACCATAATCTAAATAATTTAAAGTCTCAGTATTTCAATCATGGCTAGAACTAGAAAACTCGATGCTTCCGATCTGGATGCTCCCAAACCCTGTTGTAACACTGGTTGCAACTGCGCCGAATTGACAAAAAGAATCGAGGTTCTTGAGTCTGCTCTAGAGCATATCAAGACAACCTCGATTTGGAATAGTAAGTGGGATTAATTTATAATTTTCCTAGTACCTAATAAGGGTGGCAGTAAGACTGCTGCCCTTATTTTTTTACCACTAGGCGGTCTATTCTTCGGCCAAACGCTGGAAGTACGACAGCGTATCATCTTCTTCTTCATCATCGCTACTGCTACGAGCAGAAGAAGACAGAGAGTTCAGTTCAGAACGAAGATCATCATCTAGATCGCGAACAGGGCCGCGGAAGTCATCTTCATCTTCAACTTCCTCATCGACAGGAGCGCGACGGGAGTTACCATTACCAAGAACTGCATCAAGACGAGTCTTGAGTTCTTCATAGGTTTTGAACTGAGAAGGAGCAAGAAACTCTGCGAGAGAGTATTCCTTGTTCCAGATTGCTTCCATCTCCTCATCTTCATCCAGAAGAGGACCCTGAATAGCAAACTCACTAGAGTCATAATTCCAATAACCAGCAACTCGCTTGATCTTCAGTTTGAAGTTAGCGCCCTGCCAGAAATCAAAGGGGTTGATGGGAGTTTCGTCCTCAAACTCAGGTTGCATTGCAGCCATGATCTTGTCAAAGATCTTCTTACCATACTTGTAGAGGAAGACCTTACCTTCGTTTTGCGGATTAGCAGGATCTTTCACAACATAAATGTTGGAAACGTAGGACAGTTTACGCTTCTGCTTACGCGCCTGTTCCTTACCAACATCGGTGCCGTTGTTCCACAGCATCGAGTTATGCTCAGAGACAGGATCTTTCTGACCAATAGTAGTCAGAGAGTTCTCGATGTACCAACCGCCAGGCCCTTGGAATGCGTGACTGTAGACTTTGGCGAAAGGCATGTCTTCGCCATTGGGAGGGGGAAGGAATCGAATAACAGCGTAACCATTACCTGCTTTGTCTACTTCAGGTTTCCACAGGCGGTCATCGCCAGAACCAGCAGACTTGTTCATCTTCTCGACTTGGGTGACCAGTTTCTGAGTCAGAGAGCCGAGTTTGGATTGTTTCTTGAGATTAGCAAAAGACATTGGATAGTTCGGATGAAATGGATTTGGTTGAGGACCTCTTTATCATACCAGAGGGATGAAAGGATGTCAAGCCTGTTGCTGTTGCATCATTTGCTCTTGGATGTGGTACGGAACCATGCTGTACCATCCAGTAGCGATCATCTTAGGATGCTCTTGAGAGATTTGTCCCTTGTGAGCATAAGTAAAACTAGTGGGGAAAAGAACTAGAGTTCCTTTCTCTGCTTTTGTGGTGAGATTAAAGTATGGAAACTCAGTTCCACCATCAGGACAATCATTGAGATAGATCATCCACACAATCATTCTTCCAGCTAAATTTTCATTAATTGATTCATAATGAAGTTTGAAGAATCCTTCTTTTGGTTTATAAGATTGAAGAATGGCAAGAGGTTCCATCCTCCACATTTGACCTGTCTCAAGAATGGGATACTCTTTGACATACTCTTCCATACCATCAGATAAGCAGTCATTGAGTTGACTTACAACAAACTGTTGATCTTTCTGCTTGCTAGCAGCGTTAATAATGATATCCGTAGACTTTTTGATCTTGGGATCAACCGTTGTCATGCCACACATTCCTGGCATTTGGAGTTTCTTATTCTGTTTAAAGAACGCAACTAAATTGTCAACGTTTTGCTCACTGATTGCATTCTTTTTCACAAAGATCCCAGGAGCGGGAATTTCATACGTCATTTTTTAAAGGGAGGCTGCTCCAAAATAGTTTTAATTGATCTAATCATGCCATCAAACATTTCCATCACAGACACTTGATCGGAGAATCCCATCAGAAGTGCAGACTGTTCAATGTCCTTTTTCATTCTTTGAGCGTCTTCATCATCACTAAGACATATGCGAGTGTAAAGGATCCTCTGCTTTTCTACTAACTTTACCAGATCCTCAAGGTGAGACTTTTGCTCTTTGATGGGTAGAGTGGGAAAAGTAAAAAGATCCCCATGAATATTCTGCTGAAGGCGATCAATTTCCTTCAACTCTTCTTGTACAATTTCGGAATCAAAAAACTCTGACATCTCACGTCTTTTTTCAAATATTTAGAGTGGCAACTTAGCTCTGGTAGTTTTCTTCATGAAATTGAGTTCAATCGCATCTCGTTTCAATTTCTCTTTAAGAGGTTTTGAAATGAGCTTTGGAATCGTGTCGATCTCAATCGTATTGATCTCGCAGTACATAACGATAGCATCAATATAGTTGATGCGATTCTCTTTCACAATCTTCTCGATTGCAACAGCAAACTTCTCTGGAGTTAGAAATTTTTTGGCAATCTCTGCCTGTAATTCATTATCCATAGTTGGAAAGATTATGTTCAACAAAGTTTCTGATGTATCGAGATAGCATTCTAATGTATTTTTCCTTGTCATATTCCTCATAAACAATGCATTCTCCGTCTTCGCAAGCCATAAGAATGACAAACTTCTTGACGGGTATATTAGTTAATTCGTAAAACATGCAGGCATAAGCCGCACATTGAACAAAGTAGTGATCAATCCACTCTCTTTTTTTAGGTTTAGATGATGTTTTAAAGTCAATTACTGCGAGTTCACCATCAAACTCTGCGATACAATCAACTGTACCAGCAACACCAAGAACGTCACTGTAAAGAGCAGACTCTAGGCAGTAGATGTTATCAATTCTGTCTAGAGTGCTCTTCGAGATGTTAAACAGTAAATTAGAAATTGGTTGTACTGCTGGCCGCTCTTCCTCATTCTTCAGATATGACTCCACGAGGGAGTGCATATCTGTTCCGCGACTTGTAGCTCTCGCTGTGATCTTGTTTGCTTCTTCCTCACCAACCTTAGTTCGCCAAGAGGCAAACTTAGGTGCAGTAATAAATGATGTAATCGTTGTAATAGAGATGAATAATTTCTCTACATCATCGATTTTATAGAAGCGTTTTCCCTCAATCGTTGTGCGCGTAATATTAGGAAGATCGATGTGATTGTGTTTGAACATTAAAGACCCATAGCAATTTTATGAACCAGATACTCTTTAACGAGTCCAGATCTCACAATGTCATCAACACCAAACTCAATCAGATCGAATGAAGCCATTTGCTGAATGATACGGACGAAATCTAGAATCCCATTCTTCTCATGTGTTTTTACAAGATCAGATTGAGAAGCATCGCCGCAGAACATAATCTTAGCATTTTCACCTACTCGTGTAATTATACTATCAAGTTCGTGAAAATTCAAGTTTTGACATTCATCAACGATGATAATTGCATCGTCAATGGTTGTTCCTCGGATAAAAGAAGTAGACCAGAAAGAAATAGTTTCTTGCTGCTTGAGATTGCCATAAAGCATCTCAAAATCAGAATCAGAAGGCATCTCGAACATGTATTTAACCATGTTCTTATAAGGAATCTGATACAGTGAAGATTTGTCTTCGTGGTCTCCAGGAAGGAATCCGATCTCTCTAGTAGAAACCAGAGAGCGAACAATGTAAATTTTATTATATGGAGTGTCCTCGCTCAGAACTTCTTTCAGTGCGTTGTAGAGAACAACGAACGTCTTACCAGTTCCTGCAGCTCCATAAGCAAAAATATGTTTACCTTTGCTGTACGAATCAAACAATTTGATTTGATTCTCGGTCAACGGATTAATATCCGTAAGTAAATCCGCGTTAAGCGGCTTCTTCCTCTTAAGTTGTTTTGCAGTGAGACCTACGCCAACATTGCTGGCCGATGACTTTCTTCTTGGCATAAAAGATTTAGATTTTTTTTACTCGGGATCCAGGAGCCGAAGCGGCTTTTCCTAGAACATCGTTCCAACCAGGGTTTTTAGCAACGAGTCTATCTCGCCACTCCCCAACCTCACCAGGCGAGGGGCAAGTTGAGGGGTCAGACCAATCTCTAGTCCAATCTGGATTCTCTTTTTTCCACTGATCCCAGTCGTGGACACTCATCTCCACTTCTTTCTGTTCACCAGTGACAGTGTTAATAACAGGGTATGTTGCCATCAAATCCACTCCAAAGCTTTGGCACAAGTCGGAAACTGCTCAACAAAGATTTCTTTGCACTTGTTTGCAATATCCATATGTTCTTTCTGCGTTCCATTTGCAGATCTTAAAGATATATAGTGAATCCAAGACCGAACACTTCCGGTCATGTAGATACGGGTAGGTGTTGCCAGAGGCAGAACCATTCTAGCACACTCTTTGGCCACACCCATATCCAACAGATATCGATATACGTCTTGAGAGTCAGCAAATAATTGCTGAATTGCTTTGTGCATCTGATGAACCTGCTCCTCTTCAAGATCATCAATAGAATTTTGACGATTCTTAGTATCTTGACGGCGAAGTTCTGGCAGAGGAATCTCGTTCGAGAGCAGACTTGTGTCTGCATAACGCTGAGAAAACTCTTGATATGTGAATGAACGGTGGCGAAGAATCTGAGCCGCGATTGCTCTAGAAGTCTCAATCTCCAAGGTCATATGTGCCTGCTCAAAGACACTCCAATGATTATGTTTAATACAGTAGGAAAGAAGTTTGGAATATTCTGGATTTTCTTGGTTGTTTGGGTTGCTCACCCTCGCAACATATCCCATTGTTTGTTCCGCATCTGGAGTCACACTTACCAGTTTGACATTCTCTAACACACTGTTATCTCCCATTAGATCTCCTTACTATTTTAGCACAAAACATTAATTATAGCAAAAGAGGGGCATTAGCCCCTCCTGTTATAGATTGGTTTGAAAGTTATCATACTCTCGAACCAATCTCGCAAGTGTACTCGATAGCAAGACCAATACTTACACCCTCTATATGTTAGTTGGTAGCAAGCAGGTGGTCTGCTATCCTTATCCATATCATCATAGTGATATGTGTATTGTTCCACTACTTTGCCCCAACAAGTTGTGCTAGTTGGGCTTTGTAGCGGCGCTCTTCTTTCTGCTTCTTCTCTTTGATAAGTTGAAGAACATTCAGTTTCTGCATCACTTATGTCCCTCCTTAACAAAACGAACGCCACGATAGACTTCATTTTGTTGTTGGGGTTGTTGCATCATCTGTTGTTGATAAGCGATACGCTTTTGTGTATCGTATTC